TTGTTTAAATTGATATAAATTATTTTATTCTTAATTTTAAGATAAATTAATAGAAAGGTAGAATATGTATAAACAACTCTTAATTCTTACCACTGGTGAGATATTTAGTAGAACAAGCACAGAAAAATTAGATTGGGATATAGTTCGTGGTCTAATTAAAGATGATACTGTTGAAATTAGTAATTCGACTATTCAACAATATAATTACGAAATGTTATGTAGCGAAAATGCTATTTCATTAAAATCTCCTATAAACGAAAGAGCAACTGCTGGATATAGAAGATGGTGGAATAATCGTTTTGATAAATTAGAACAAAGACAAGGTCCTATTGACAGAACTACTTTAGAAAATAGATCAATAAGAGGTAATGTAGTTCTTGAAAGACCTATGAAAGAAGGAGAATAATATGTTATCTAAATTACCAGACTTTGTTACTCAAAAAGTCGATATGTTAACAGCAGCAAGAAGTTTTAAAGCTGCAATAGATAAAAACTGTAAAGCAATGGGTATGGATCCAGATTGGGAAACTAATATCTCACTTTACAAAGATTATAATAGTGATTCTAATAGTGATAAAATTATTGTTGTTAGTTTTGAAGCAGGTCCACATGATTGGGGAGTAGAATATTCTTTAGGATCTAAACCTAGTAGTTATAAAATGCATGGCAATATCCAGGATTGGTATTTAGAATGTTATTATGGTTTTGATGTAATGTTTACACCTATCGAACATGATACTGCGCCTAGTTTTAAACAAATAAGTTTAAAGCCAGGTCCTTCTAAAAATATGAGAGATAAATATGATATTGTGGAGGTAGTTAATGTCTAAAAGATTTATTGCAGACTTCGTAGCAAAAACTTGGTTTACTAAATACAAAGAGCAAATGTCTAAAGAAGATTATGCTCAATATGTGAAAGACTTTAAAGCAAGCACTATTGTCTATAAAGCTACATGGAAATCTAAAAATGATCCAGTAGAAAAATTACCATATGGAATAAAAATAATAAACATAGAGGAGGCGAGAATAAATGGCTGATAAACCAATAATGAGAGATCCTATGGACTCTGAAGAAGCGAAAGCTATGGAAAGTGGTAAATATAATTCACGTGTAAGTTTTGTATGTGTTTTATGTAATGAAAGTTTTGTTGGTTGGGGAAATAATCCTGATCCACTAGCAAAAGAAGGCGTGTGTTGCGATCAATGCGATATGGATAAAGTAATACCTAAACGAATAGAGGAGCATAATAATGGCCGAAAAATATAAAAAATTGACAGTTTATCTTGATGAAGAACAAGAAAAAGTGTTGAAAGATTTTAACAAAGTATTAACTAAAGAACAATTTACTTTATTACATTACACTATTAGTCTGCTTAGCAGAAGGTTAGATGATACAAGTAATAGAATAATATCAGATGTTGATCCTAATAAATGTGATCCAGCTACATTGCAGTATAGTAGTCAAACTATAGGTTAATGTTTATTATATTGTATATTACTGTTTTAATTTTATTATCTTATTTAATAAGTTTAATTTAATTAATAAAGGAGCGATATGAAAAGATTAGATGGAATATACCGAGGATATGATATCTTCGAAAAAGATAAAGTGTGGAAGATAGAGTTAGAAGGTAAAGAAATAACAACCTTTAATAAGATACTTAATGAAGATGGAAAAGCAAGTTGTATGAATGAGATTGATCGTATCAAACGTGAGGACTATCACGAAAGAGAAAGAAACATTCAAAGAGTTGACACACAAGTAAAAGCAACAAGAGATGGAGGAGTATGAGTAAATTTATAGACGTAAAATCACACAACAAAACTGTATTACCTAAAGATTTTAAAATGAATAAAATTCAAAAATCTCCAAGAATCAGTGAAATATCAGATGGTATGTTAGGGTTCGAATTTGATGGACAATATATAATAGATCCTACAATGGACGAAGCAGGGAGATATCCTGTTGATGGACAGAAATATTATAATATATCAAAAGTAGATGTTTCAAGAATGATAAAGAAAAACATGCCTCAAATATACAAAGATTATCCAGAATGGAAAAATAAGTAAAAAATATTGTATAACCTTATTTTCTATTCTATATTTTTAGATTAATTAAAAACTAACTAAAAAGGAGAACATAATGATACTGGAAAAACTAAAAGCAAATCAAGCAATAGAAGCTTATCCCGACGGTTGGACTTGTGTTACTTGCGGTGAGGAATACACAGAAGAAACTACCGAGGCAAAAGACTTTTACGCAATACATACAGAGCACGGAACGGAATGTTTAAAATGTGTAGATTAAACAATTAAAAAAAAGCAAGATAATGATAAAAAAAATGATAAAAAACTTATATAAAACAACATATGAAGATAAAGAAGTAGAGTATTGCTTGTGCACTCCTTTAGAAGAAGAATCGGAAGAAAAAAGATTAAAAAATCTTGGAGTTAAATTTACTACAAAAATAGTAAATCATTTAAAAAAAAATATATAACTAAAAAGGAGAAAGAAAATGACCAAAAAAGTTAAGTTCTGGAAAGTAGCTGTTTATTATACAGACAGATTAGAGGGAGGATCTGAAGAAGGTGGTTGGTATTTTACTGCTGGAGATAGAGTAAAGGAAGGTAAAACTCTATTTAAAGATATTAAAAAAGCTTTGAGGGCTTGTAGAATGTTTAATAAAAGGTTTGGTAAGAAAATTACTTCTTTTGAGTACGGGTTAATGGCAGATGTTTATTATCGAGGAACACCTGAATCGTTTCCTAAATACCCTCCTAGTTATAGTTAAAAATTATATTGTTTAACAAAAATTAATATTCTATATTTTTAAATTAATTAAAAACTAACTAAAAAGGAGAGCACAATGGAATATACTGGATACATAGTATTAAAATTTAACGATAAAGATATGGAAAAAGTTGACAGTCCTAAAAGACTATACGAAACTATTTTCTTAAAACCAGAAATGGATATCAATCAAAAAGAAAATTTAAGACCAGAAATTCTTCCTATATACACTTCACATAAAGAAGCAGAAGGTGACGCAGAATGGTTTTCTGGACGCACTAACGAAGATTACGGAACTATTAGAAAAGTCACTATTAAAATAGAAGAAGAAACTTACAACACTATTGAGTCCGAAAGAAAAACACTTAATAATTTAATAAGTAAATATCCAGAGGATAATCAAGCTTATAAAGATACATTAAAAGAAATATCTTGGTATAACAAAGATTAATAATCTATATTTTTAAATTAATTAAAAATAACTAAAAAGGAGACTAAAATGAAAAAGTTAATAGAAAAATTAAAAAATGTTTGTTTAGGAGAAACTTATTCTAGCAACATAGATAAAGAAAGTCCAATAGCTAAATTTACCAATTCAGAAGAAGATTCCTCTGGTAAAATTTTCTACGATTCAACAGAAAATATTACTATTTTAGATTTTTATGATGGTAGATATTTAACGAGTATAGCTTTCAAAGGTAAACAAGACGCCAATGAAATAATATATTATCATTTTTACCATACAGTTAAAAATAATTAAGATAATTAATATTGTTTAATAAAAGTTAATATTCTATATTTTTAAATTAATTAAAAACTAACTAAAAAGGAGAAAGTATGGACATTTCTAAAAAGAAAGTATGGGGCTACATAGTTAATAATTTAGACTTTAGACCTAAAGATAAAATCAGTCAAGATCCAGTAACCTACATGGCATTTCCTAGTAGATTTAATTTAGATTTCAACAGAGTAAATTCGAGTTATGAATCAATCTCTATTTTCTTAGATAAAGCATCAGCAGAAGAACACAGAGATTTCGTAGAGAGTAATACTGGTGAGACATGCGTAATCAAAGAAGTAGAAATTAATATAATATAGGAGACAACCATGAGTTTAATTCTTAAAAATAAAAAAGGTAAAGTAATAGAAAAGTGTGGATATGATGAACAAGATGGAAACATCTTCTATAATAATAAAAAGGTAGGTGTATTCGAATTAGAACACGATAGCGCCTTAGGAAGTTATTATCTATATACTATTGATAATGGGAAACAATATCACGACCATTATTTTATAGAAGAAAAGATCATTCAAGAGAATAATCTTTAATTTACAATCATAAAATAATCGTTATAGTAGGATAATTATGGCGATAACTATAGACCAACTCCATCAGACTAACGAAGCAACCTTAACCTCAATGGAAAGGAAGTTTTGTGAGGGTATAGCACAAGGAAAAGGTAAAAGAACCAGTGCTGTTGACGCAGGTTACTCTGAAACTTCTGCTCATGTACAAGCTGCCAGAAACTTAAAGAAAGATAAGATTATCCAGTTCATCGATAGATTAAGGGTTGATGCTAGACGCTTGACATCAGAAAGTGTGTCACAAGAGGTCGCTAAGCTTGACGTTGTGTACAAAGATGCTTGTGCCAAGAAACAATACTCTGCAGCGGTCAATGCGATAAGATTAAAATCTCAGTTGTTAGGGTTTTTGATTGAGAAGAAAGAAGTACAACATAGTACACTTGATGCGATGAACGATGATGAGATGAAAACATACTTAGACAAGATAGAAGAAGAACACAACATACAGTAATATAATATAATCCGCAACATACAATAACACGCCGCCGCCGGCCTTGTTGAAGTGTGGCTTGATGCTAGTTGCTTGTGTCAAGAGGCTTGTTGAAGTGTGCTTGAGCCTAGTGGATCAGTGTGGATCAAGGGCGCAAGATTGAGCAACGAGGATCAAGAATATAATAAAAAAATTGTTAGAAAAAGCTCTAAACAATTCCGTACGTTAAAATTTAAAAATAAGAATTAAAACGTTTTTTTTTTTTTAAAATAAATTATTAATTAATTTTATTAATTAAAAAGAAAGTTAGAAATTATGCTTATATACTATTTTAGAAAATTATTATTTACTCTATTATTATTATTTATTTATAGTTATATTATATTTTAATTTTATCTATTTACTTTAATTAAAAAATAATAGATAATTCTATTATCTTTTAAAAATAAAATCTTTTATAATTAAGAGAGTTTTTAAAAGAAATAAGAAAGAAGAAATAAGATGAAAATAAACGAAAAATTTTTAGTAGAATTAAAAAATACTACTATTAACGATTATACTAGAAAATATTATAATCTAAATATATCTAAAGAAAGTTATATTAAATTAGATAAAATAGCTTTTAAAAATAACTTAAAAAAATCTAAATTATTAGATTTAATTATTAAAAATATAGAAGAATAATAGTTTATAATTATTCTAAACTAGATAAATTATTTTAATTTTATCTATTTACTTTAATTAAAAAATAGTATTTAATATAATTATCTTTTAAAAATTAATCTTTTAATTAATAAAAGAGTTTTTAAAAGAATAAAAGAAAGCGAGAATAAAAGATGAAAAAAATAATAGAAAATAAAGTAGCGTTATCGTTTCGAGAAGATTTAGATACGAAAGTATTATATCGTTTATTTAATACTAAAAGAAATAATACTAAATCGTTCGATATTTACGAGAACGCTAAATTTAGTACTACTATTCTAGAAGCGTTTAATAACGATTATAGAAAAATCGATATCGATTACGATACTTTAGCTAATAAAAGATTTAAAAAAGCTAATTTAATAATCGATAAAGCTAGTTATTTAACTAAAGAATTAAAAAACGAATTATTAGATATTACTAATTCTAATAAAATCTTTTTTAAAACTAATAAAGTATCTAACGAGATTATCGAATTAAATAAATACTTCGAAGCTAAAATATTAGCGTTATAATCTAACTAAAAGAATTAAGCGTCTATTATTAATTTAATAGACGCTTTTTTTTTATTCTTTTTTTCTCTAAAATTTTTCTTACTCTAATAATCTAAGCGATTTAAAAAACGTATTAAGTTTAATTTACTTTAATTATATTAAGTTTAAAAAGCGAATTGTACTCTTAGTAGAGAAAGAGAGAGAGATAGTGATTAATGGCTTAAATGTGTATAAATTTTTGTGTAAAAAAAAAAAAAATTTTATATAAGTTTATAAAAAAAGAACTAGGTGATATTCAATGTAGGGAGACTTACCTGAATAGGGGTGATGGTGGGCAAACTTTTTTGTTTCTATAGTATCTAAAACGACTTAAATATAGGTATGTCTATTTCGATTTTGCTTCCTACAAGGAAAAGGGTACCCTTATTAAAAAAATGTGTAGAATCATTATTAGATAATGCTTCTGATCCTTCAAAAATTCAACTACTTTATGGAGTAGATGATGACGATCAAGATACAATAGATTTCTTAAAAGATGATAAACATCCAGCTAGGTCTGTAATAAAATTTCCAAGACAAGGTTATGAAAATCTACATTTGTATAATAATGCTCTAGGAGCCTATGCCCAAGGCAATTGGATAATGTTCTTTAATGATGATGCGATTATGCAAACAAAAAATTGGGATTTAGAAATCAATAAATTTGATGGACAATTCAAGCTTCTTAAAGTCAAAGAACAAACTGGACATCCTTATAGTATCTTTCCTATAGTTCCCTACGATTGGTTTAGATGTTTAGATCATTTAAGTTTGCATGGTCAAAATGATGCATGGGTCTCTGAGGTTGCTTACATGTTAGATATAATGCAAGAAGTTGATATAAATGTTTTTCATGATAGAGCTGACATCACGGGTAACAATAATGATGATACTTTTAAAGAAAGGATTTATAAAGAAGGGAACCCTGATCAAGAAGGTGATCTTCATCATCAAAAAATGATAAATTCTAGATTTGCAGATGCAAGTAAGCTATCTTGGTTTTTAGAAAAAATTGGACAACCATCTTTACATTGGAAAAAAATTACAAAAAAAGAAATTAAACCATTTATTAAATTAGAAGAAAAATTTTTAGAGTATCAAAAAAGTGGCTCGATAGGAGCGGGAAAACAAGATGCGAGAACCTCAGATCAAAGAGAAGCTAAAGACAGCTATAGAATTATACAAAAAGACTAAAGATAAAAGAGCTGGCGAAGTTATAGAACACCTTACTAAGATACTATCAACTTCTAAAGCAAGGAATAGTTTATTAGATTATGCAAAGCATGTATATCCTGGATACAAGGATCCAGCTCATATAAAATTAATTGCAAAAAATTTAGAAGCTCTAGAAAAAAACGAGATAAATAGATTAGCAGTCTTTATGCCACCAAGGCATGGAAAGTCAATGTTATGCTCAGAGTTTTTTCCAGCATGGTATTTAGGAAATAATCCTAATGAGTTTGTCATTCAATCTACTTATGCTCAGGAACTTGCTGATGACTTTGGACGTAAGGTCCGTAATCAGATAGCCTCTCCTGATTTTAATCAAGTATTTCCACAAGTTGGCTTACGTGCTGATTCAAGTTCTGCTAAACGATTTCATACTATGCAAGGTGGAACGTACTCTGCGGTAGGCGCAGGAGGAGCGATTACAGGTAGAGGTGCTCATTTACTTATTATCGATGATCCAATAAAGGGAAGAGAGGACGCTGAGTCCGAGACACAAAGACGTAATCTAGTAGAGTGGTATAAGTCAGTCGCTTACACTCGACTTCAACCAGGTGGTAAAATTATTATAGTTCAAACAAGATGGCATCAAGATGATTTAGCAGGACACATATTAGCAGAGAGTAAAGAAGATTGGAAAGTTTTAGATTTACCAGCGATAGATGATAAAGGAAATGCTTTATGGCCAGAGGCTTATTCAAAAAAAGATTTAGAAAAAATTAAAGATACAGTAGGTCAACGTGTATGGCAAGCTCTTTATCAACAACAGCCAAGTAATGATGAAGGATCCATTATCAAAAGAGAGTGGTGGAATATTTATGAAAGTGAAAAAATTCCTTCGCTATCTTATGTGCTTCAATCTTATGATACTGCGTTCTCTACAAAAAGTTCTGCTGACTTTTCAGCGTGCACGACTTGGGGAGTTTTTAATGCTCGTGATGAAAGTAATCAACCTTATGCTGCTGCTATATTATTAGACGCATGGAAAGAAAGATTAGAATATCCTGATTTAAGAAAGAGAGCACAAGAGAGCTACGAAGAATGGAAACCCGATCAAGTCCTTATAGAGCAACGTGCCTCTGGTCAATCTCTTATACAAGATATGAGAAGATCAGGAGTTCCTGTAGTTACCTTTAATCCAGATAGAGATAAAGTTTCGAGAACTCACTCGATAGCTCCCATGTTCGAAGGTGGGTTAGTCTTTACAATGGACGAGGATTGGACTAAAAGTGTATTAGATGAATCGGGATCTTTCCCTTATGGAAAGCATGATGACATACACGATACCTGTGTTCAAGCTTTGATGCGTATTCGTGATGGCTTTTTAGTAACACACCCTGATGATCCTGACGATGAAGATTATGAACAAAAAAAATATAATAAAAAAGACAAACATTATTACTCTTAATAGGTATAGACCTTTTAAAGATAAGCCACCTACTACTTTAGAAGTAGAACAAAGACAAGATGATGAAGTTGTTTTAGGTCTAAATGATGCATGTCTCCAGATTATAGAAAAAATGGATCTAAAAGGATATGCTCTAATAGCCTGGGATGCTAAAGGAGTTCCTTGTATTTCGTGGTCTTGTAGCCATAATAAATCGCCTATTAGCGAAATGTTACTTCCTACCTTTACACAGTCATGTTTTCAGAGTATATTAAATAAAAAATTAAGCACAACGGAGGATTTAAAAAATGAGTAACCCATTTACAAGACAGAGTATTAGTAATCATAATACTAAAAACTATTCGGTAGAAGATGTTAAAAAATCTAATGCAAGATTTTATGAAAAAAATCCTGGAGCTATCGAGCCTGCAGCAATGATTAAAAAAGCTATGCAGAATTCTGACGATGAAGTAGTATTACAACAAACAAGAAAAGAAAATGAAATGGAAAATTTTATTGGAAAACTAAATATAACTGGGAGTATATATTAATGACTAAAACAAAAATGACTACTAGAACACCTGTTCAGTATAATTCAAGTGGAGCTGCCGCTGGTTTCGGACCTGAAGCACATCCACCAAAACAAGATCCATCTGCTGCTAAAACTATTCAAGACAAAGTAAAAGGCAACTCTGATTTTAATGCAGATAACAAAGCTTTTATTTCTAAAATTAAAAGAGGTTAATTATGGGTATAGAATCAGGTCCTTTAAAACATAAAGATATAGTTATAAAAAAAATTAAAGAAATATTTAAACCCTCTAATAAAGATGATTCAGCTTATTTACAATCTCCTGTTATTGATAAAGTAAAGCCTAAGCCTAAACCATCTAAAGAAGCTGGTACTAATTCTTATGCTAAAGACAATCAAGCAACAATTAAAAAATTAAAAGCTTAAATGAAACTAACAGGAGGAGCAGGCGGCGGACTAGGAAGATTACAGAACTCTAGAGCAGCAGCTCCTAAAAAAATTAAAAAGAAAACAAAGGTTAAAAAATATGTCAAGAAGAAATAAAGATGATGATTACGAAGATACTAAAGTAGAGAAATCTTTTGATGATGAAGGTAACACTATTGTAGCTGATGCTGATATACCAAGTCCTAATAAAAAAAATTTAAATGTAATTAGACAAATCGGTAATAAAGCTGGAGATAAAAATTTTCCTACTACTAAAGAATTATTAGATGGTAAACAAAAACCAGCTAAGGTTATTGAATTAAAACCTAAACAAGGTTAAATTAATGGCCAAGCAAAACTTCGGCTTTTATACTAAAAGAGATAATCCTAAAAAAAGACCAGGCGTTCATAAGAAATCTAAAAACAAATCTGAAAAAAGACAACAAAAACAAAGCAGATATAAAGGCGGAGGTAAATAGTATGCAAGAATACGTATGTGCTGATGGAAGAATGTCTGTTAATGGTATGTGTTCTATACCTAATCAAGGTAATAATAATATAACAAAAGATTATTCTAAAGATGTTAAATCTAATTTTCAATGGGACTTTGATAAAGTAGGAAATAAAGTACAAGATTTTGGAACTATGATGAAAGATAATATAAATACTTATGATAATTATATACAAGATAATTTGGGAATACCTAAAGGTGTTTCAAATACTTTAAGAGCTGGAAGTGTTGTTCAAGGTGTAGGAGCTTATGGTGCTTTAGGAGCATTAGTTCCTTTTGCAATTCCATTTATGGCTGGTGGTGCTCTTAATGCTAAACAGAAAAAAGAAAATGAAAGAATTACAAATATAACTAATCAAGATACTCAAGGTAGTAGTAATACAATTGACATGGCAACTTATGGTATTCCTACAGCAGGTGATCCTGGATTTAATATTCATAGTGATAGATATGATAATAGTGGTAATAGTGGAACAGGATCAGCGGGACGTGGTGGAGCTTCTCCAGGATCAATGGGACCCGGTGGTTCAGATGCAATGGGTAGTTTCTAATGGCTAGAAAAGAAAGAGCTATAAAGACTTCAGTAAAATCTGGAAACTTTAGATCAACTAAATCAGGAGCAGGCATGACACAGAAAGGTGTTGCTGCTTATAGACGAGCTAACCCAGGTTCTAAATTATCTACAGCAGTTACTGGTAAAGTAAAGCCTGGAAGTAAAGCAGCTAAACGTAGAAAAAGTTATTGTGCAAGATCATCAGGTCAACTAAAAAAAAGTTCTGCTGAAACAAGAAATGATCCTAACTCTAGAATAAGACAAGCTAGAAGAAGATGGAAGTGTTAATTGTCATATCTTAATGCAAACATACCAGCAACATATGCACAAATAAAAAGGGAATATTTATATGACTGTAAAAAACATCACGGCGAAGTTGAAGACTGTATTATCTTTGGTATATCCAGCCTGGGTGGGCGTGCAATACTATGGCATGCTCTTATGGAGAACGGTGCAATATTTTATCGCTTGCCTATTAGTGCATTTATTCAACGCGGCTTTAAAGCAGAAGAAGTACCAATCAGACGACTTGATGAACTTGAGCTTTGGAATTCTTTTAGTTATTATCCTACTGTTACTAGCTGGTCTATTTTAAATGCAGCTTCAGGAAAGTATATTGGTAAAGATAAAAAGTGGCATCATGGAAAATATTTATTTACTATTGATTGGGCTCACCCTGAAAGTAACATATTAGATACTGATCACTCTGAAATTCCACATGAACATAA